CTCTGTTCTTTATGTCTCTATGAGACTTCGGAGCCGGTCTGACTGGCTGTTTTCAACCAATTTTTGAGGTATACCTCATGACCGCTGTCGCCAACATCGTCTTGAACGACGCACAGGCAACACCTGTGGCTCACACTTTCATCCCCCTTGGGCCGGATAAGCTCGGTGCTTGGTGGTGGGAAGATCAATCTGGCTCCGCTGCTATCGGTTACAACCGTATCAGCATGCAGCTTGTTCGTCCCTCTAATCCAAGCCCCGGGTCTAACTCCGGTGATCGGACGTTTCGAGTCAAGGTTGGGATTCACACCCCAAAGCTTGAGACGCTGTCTAATAACAGTGCCGGTTTGACGCCACCTCCCCAGGTAGCGTACACCCCTCGTTGTACAGTAGAATTCATTGTCAGTGAGCGCGCAAGCTTGCAAGATCGTAAAGACCTTCGCAAGTACGCGGACTATTTGTTGGCCGAAAGCCAACTTACTGCAATGGTTGAGTCTCTCCTGAACGTCTACTAATTCCGGAAGACATCTTCTGTAATCTGCATAGAAAGGTATCCCTTTATGCGCAAGGTCTTCTTTGCGTTATGCAAATCGTCTGATACACCAGTCTCGCTCGGCTTATGGTTACGATTCAAGTATAATCAGCTTGAACTAGCTAACTATGAGCTTCCTGTGAGGCAGTACCCTGACGCCCTCTTTGAGTTTCTCAAGAGGTCAGACGACTTCAAAGCGGATCTGTTAGTTTCGTCTTTCCTGTCGAAATGGAAAGGCTTGACTACTGGACTCGATCTTGAGGCTGTCGCGGCTCAGAAGTTCACTACTTCTGAGGATAATTGCTTAGCTTCCAACCGGCGGATCAGGGAACTTCGAGACAGTCGGAAATTCTCGACTGTGCATGCCGATTTATTTACGGCACGCAGAAAGATCTCGAAGCTTCTCGGTCCGTTTAGCTGGAGTAAGGTGTTATCAGGGTGCGGGTGGGGACCAGGCTCTACTACAGACTTGCGTCTGAAAGAGAGCTTCGTCGACACTAAAATGTGCAAACTCCCCATCCCAGTAAGCCGTCGGTGTCTTCCCTTGATTCGGGGAATCATCGAGCTTGATCTTCATTGGTCAAGTGCTTTACTTAACATTCCTGTGGATGACCTTCTTGGTCCCTACAGTCTTCTTCCATCGTGTTTCACGACAGAAGAATGTTGTCAAGTCGAGTACGTGCCGAAAAATGCGAAGACGCATCGCACGATAGCGAAAGAACCAAGAGGCAATGGATTCCTTCAAAAGGGATTCGGAGCCTTTTTTCGCAAGTCGTTAAAACGCGTTGGGATCAACCTGGATGACCAGGGTCCAAACCAACGTGGGGCTTCTCAGGCCTACGATGCTGGACTAGCTACTCTTGATCTTAAAGCAGCTAGTGATTCCATGTGCATAGAGCTCGTTTACGAGCTCTTGCCG